GTTTAATCAAGAGGTTATTCCTTCCTCTCAAAAGCACAATCTCTCTAATCAAACCGCAATTCTTCCTGTGCAATTTGATTTCGAGGCATTATCTTTGTTCTTGGCCAAGGTGTACTCACTTCTTTTGGGACCTCTCTAGTATATGCAACAAAACTATTAAAATAATCAACATGAGTTTTATTGGGGCATAAAACATCATGAACTATTTTAGAGTAAGGTGCTCTGGGATTTTTAATGCACATAAATTCATTCTCTAAGAGAATTTGTTGTTCCGGAGCAATGTGATAAAGTTCACTAAATAGTAAACGATCTGATTCATTCACTAAAAAAGGTTCAACTCTAAAACTACTCTTCATCACACTAGCATACTGAGTTATCATATATTGGTCATGGTCCCAAATGGGTTTATACGTATCAGTTAGATGTATGACACGTCTAGCGAGTATCCCAAGAACAGGACAATGGGGTACTTCACAGTACAAGGAAAGTGCCTTTGCACGTAAAAGACCCAATTGAATGGTTGTTCGTTTGGAAAATCGGTATTGTGACATGGTCCAACCAAGCTTTAACATGCTCTTCACTGGATCACGAAGAACATGTAAAGATTCACCACATCTAAGTCCACAAAACGAAGCAGATCCAAAGTGATTGACATAATCAATTTTCAAAGTCAATCCCAAATTGTTAATATCGCTAACATTGATTTTATGAGGCAATGCAAACAAACCATCATCCCCCTCAACAACACCTTTAGGATAAATACCCTGACGTGCACAATTCCACAAAAACACCATTAGATTTGTGAAACCATTTCCTAATGATGTAAACATCTCTCCAGACATTCGTGTAGCTCTGATTTTAGCCCTAACTCCATGTCGGTTAAAATCTATTTTATTAATACCAAGTAAAGTTCTACGAATGACGGAGTATTCTTTAGGGTAATGTCGCATCATATATCCATAAAGTTGCAATTCACAAGCTTTGAGTAGTTCAGTGGAAAAATTACTTTCCCATCGTGTGTAATCTGTTTCTGCAAATACTACTCCTCCAGTAGCTAAATTAGCATTTAAAAACGCTGGTCTTTCCTCTACTGGAATGTGTTTTATGAAATAAGGGAGATTAAAGACTTGTTTTTCAATGGCTTGTGCAAATGGTCCCGCATAACACTTAAACTCATCATGTCTTGAACAAATCATTCTAGCAGGTTTAAAAGTGTCATACTGTTCTAACTTAATAAAGCCCTTGATACTAGTCTTAGGTTTGTGTGGTCTCAAATCCCGAAAACTATCATTAATCAATGTGAGCTCATCTTTCCTCCACTTTGGATAATTGGTATTTTCCAACCAATCTACAAAAGAGACACTCCCTGGTGGGAGAGGACGCAAATAACGACGTATAAAACGTCGTACAAATCCACGAAGTGACCTATACAGGTTTATAGGCATGCGACCGTGTTCAAATCCAACACGACTACACAATCCATGTACCAATGTGTGTTGATCGTTAATATCACATATAGGTAAAGCACGATCAAGAAAATGTGGTCCAATTTGTGTAGCTACAATGCTTCGCAGATTAAAGCAATTTTTATAAACTTTGAAATCAAAATCATTTCTAATAGGTGGAATTTTAATCTTTTTGATTTCAACGTCTCTATATCCTACACTCCATAATCGCCAATTCAACTGGGTCAATCTGCATTTAAATGCAGATTCCGTGACATAAATTGCTCTTTCAGCATAAGATAATGTTTCATTGCTGTTAATGTACCTAATCGATATTGTTCATATAAGTTTGGAGGTAAATCAAGAACTGGTAATAATCGATTAAGTTGCTGATGAGCATTGTCAATGAAAGATGACATGGTGGGTGTGTATGCCATTAAACGACTTAACATATCCTCACTAAAAACAACTGAAACTGCATGTGTGTGTTTCAAATCATTAAGTGTAAAAGTGTTTTTAAAATAAGGATATTTCCTATACCAACTCCACCAGTGGATATGTGCTGATTTGGTGACAATTACCAACCTAAATAATTGGTATGCAGTATCCACTAAGTCATCATCATTGGTACGTAACTCACTCATACGCATTTTACAAAAATTATAAATTGGTAACAGATGAGTTACTTGATGATCCACGACAGTTAATTTGTTTCGAAACAGAAAAAGAATAAGATAAAAGGGTCGAAAACAAATTAACAACCAAAACATCATTGTCTCAATAATGATAAGAGCAACAAGATTCTTCAAATTCGTAACATTATGAGACATGATAAACAACACCCAAAAAATAAATACGATGGTCAAAGATAATTGTATTGAAAACCATTTAAAACGGTTATTCCAATATTTTTCATATTTCCACCGTAACCAAGCAGAACCACGTCGTTGAGAATCAAAAAGTGCTTCGTCAACAGATTGAAAGCAAGATACCTTGGGAAATGAATGATTGATTGCATTAATGTAATCTTGTTGACGATGAACAGTAGTCAGTGGTTCACAATTATATACAAAATTAGTATTTACATTAGTATTGGTACAAAGTTGTGGGTCAAATTTAAGTTTTT